TAATGAACCCAGATAGCAATAACATTGCGTTTAAAGATTGCTTGCTCATAATACATTCCCTTTGGTGGTTTGTGAGGAAACTCAATCATCATTGTCTGGTGTTGCTCTTAAATCATTTGGATTTTCACCATTGATAACAAACTCATTTAGAATCGCATCACACTGTTCTTTTGTGAGTTTGCGATGAATTACTTCCCATCCAGAAGTGAACTGTTGCCAGATCTTATACAATTGCTGTTCAGTCATAATCAGGTCGTAAAAGCATCAATAATACCAGACTCATAATCATCCACCAGTGCGAACTTTTGTGCCTTGACAACATTCGGCATGATCAGACTCTGATACTGTTCATCAAATCCTTCTTCATTCGCAAGCAGTTCAAATGCCTCTGTATCATCTTCGGCAATGAGATTGATGACTCCACCATATTCACTAGAAGGAAATGGAACCCAGTAATCAACAATGTACAGACTTTTCATTGGTATGTGTAAATTACTCCTTTATTTTAGATGAATGTTGGATGTTTGTCAACTGACGCTGGAGTTCTACATTAACACCAATCAGTTTCTCATGAAGAAATTTTTCGTACTGATTACCCGTTGTGAGTGTGATTAAATTTTGAATTTGTATCAGTGCCAGATGTATCTTTGCTTCTTCGGTCATAGAAACTCCGAAACATAATAATCAACACTCACATCAAGTTCGGATGCCTTTTGTTCATAAATGTCTCCCATCAGTTCACGATTCATAGAACCGTGTTCTCTGCGATAGACTGTCTTTCCACCATCGGGAGATTCATAGGCATACTTCGTCAGTTCAAGATCGGCATGTTTCATAAAGTCCTCAAAGGCATTCATGAACTGTTGGATGTCTTCTTCGTTCATCTTATCAGCAGCAAACCATCATTTTAACACGAGGCAGAGTATGAAACTTGGTCACTTCATAACCATACTCATTAATACGGGAATCGGCACCATACTCCATGTCACGCTTGGAGATCAGACGCTCGCTCATTTCCTTACCCTGAAAAGAAGTGACCTGAACAAACTTATCGGTCAGACCAGCGGCAGGATAGAAATCACAGACCATGTTGCCGTCTTTAGAAACCAGTCGCATGAGGTGTCCCCTTGATTACCTTTGTATTATAGGTCAGAAGGACGGCACCACATCGTTCCGTAGACCAGTTTCCGAAGTGTCCATCTGCTCCCAGAGAGCATTCATTTTGTCATACAGTGCCTGGGCACTTCCGTACTCTTTGGCAATGCGATTCTCATCACTATTTGTAAGCAATTGAAGTGCAGATAGAATCACACCAATCTCATGAACATTTAGATTTACATTTGTTTCTGTCATTTGTTTCAGTCCCAACTCACATTTTGTACCAAAAATCCAGGCATTACATAAGTCCAGGCACCCAGATCATTGTGCCCACCAACCTTGTAATCCCATTTATATTCAAACTTGTTATGACTATCCCATGTCATATATCCCTGCTCCTTATCAAAGCGTCCCTTAATCGTCAGTCCGTGTTTGTTAGAGAAGATGTTACGAGTGCGAAGTGCTCCACCCTTTTCACGGGTTTCAATCACCACACAGGTATCAGGATAGGTTTGAATACCCTGCTCCAACATACAGGGAGTTTCATATCGGAATGGACGGTAAAAGGAATTTTGTTCTGGCGTCGCAAGTGCGGGAGCACCAGTAAGAATCAGAGCAAGAGCAAACAATTTTTTCATCCAACTACCCTCCAGCATACAGTAGCGTTACCTTTTTTAGTAGAAGCAATGTGAGCAAAAGCAGAATAAGAGAGATCTAAATCCGCATGAGAATAAGGTCCACGATCATTGACTCTTACAATTACTTGCTTGAGGTTGTCTTGGTTTGTAACTCTAATTTTAGTTCCCATAGGAAGGTAAGGGTGAGCAGCAGTCCAACGGTAAGCATCAAACCTTTCGCCGTTTGCAGTAGTTTGACCATGGAATCCATCTCCTAAACCATAGAAAGTAGCAATTCCACAGGTAAGACCAGCAATTACAGTTTCAATCATTCAAGTTTACAATCAGGGTGGGTCACTTTAAGTTGAGAGCAGTAGTGCTCTTTAGCATTCATTTTATCATAACCATCAAACATTTTCTGATCACGCTGAATCAGAAACACATTATACATCAGAAGACCAATGACGGCAAGAAAGATGTAGGAAGTTTTCATCAGAACAATTCCAGTTGAGCAAACTGAAGATGATCATCACAACTATCAGAGTCATGAAGATCAATCATTTCGGTGTCAATGTGTTTGATCAGTTTGTTAAAGAGAAAATCAACAAACTCTTTGTTTTCTTGAGTAATCATCAGACAGAAGGAACAACGGAAACTTCTTTGAGATTCAGTCCACACAGTTGATTGTAGACTCGGTTGTTGATAAGATCACAGGCACGCTTGGCACTGCTCTTCTCATACCAGACAGTCACACAACCATCATTGGTCTCAACACGCACTCGGTAGGTCTTCATGGGTTCCGTGCCTTGATTACCTTAGTATTATACTGCCGAGCACAGGCGATTGCCAAAGAACTGTGCCACTTGTGGAACCGTCCACCCGTTCTTGTCAAACAGATACTCAAGGTATAGGGTTTCTTCCTGTTCCCGTGCCTCTATTTCGTGTGCCTGATGCCAATAGTCCACATCTTCCATACATTCTTTACCATAATACATTTTTCCACGCTTTTGTCGCAGCGAACCGACCACCCACTGCTTCAGGTGCGTCAATTCATGTAAAAGAGTTTTTATATACAACTCCTCATCCATATGAGTATTCAGTTCAATCAGAAAGTGACGGGGGCGATAGGTTTCACCCACAACATCACAATATCCATAGACACACTCACGATTCAGACCACGATGTACAATATCCACCGTAATCTTATGGCGTGGAAAGAACTTATTCAGAAACCAAGAGGTAACATCCTCACAGACCCGCTTGCGATAACCGTATCCGCTGTGGAAAATGGTGCTCATAATGTTTTGAACTCGCAGTCATATTATAACTCCGTTACTTGATTTTGGAGTTACAAGTGTGCCACTTCTCAAACTGTCTTTGATTTGATCTCTTTTCTTTTTATCCACGCTTGACGCATTTTTTCTCTTGCTTCTGGAGAATGCTTGACACCCATCATAGGATTATTAGTGCCGCACACATCAGCGTGGTTTTTACTCATTTTATCTCTGGTTTCTTTGGTGTGTTTTTTACCGTAGAAACTATTACTTTTACCCGTTTGTGCTCTACTAATGAGTTGTCTTGCTTCTTTTGATTGTGACTGACCTTTTCTATTTGGAGGATAGATCACAATAAACTCGCTGGGATCGGGCACACCAGCATCAAAAGTCTTAAGACCTTCTAAAAAGTCGTCCATTCTACTCTGTTTTGACCGCATATGTATTTATATTAAAAAGGAGGGATTTTCACCCTCCTCCTGACAGATTGCGGTCAAATCAGGTAATGCTATTTAGAATGATTTGGGTCAATCGTGGTCCCCAGTTCATAAAAATAAAAAACGAAGAAATGAAAATCAGTTTGTCAGTCTTGGTCATTGTCACTGTCCCTCATAAGAACATAACCGATTCCTGCTCCAATCACAGAACCAACTAACCACCAAGCAATGAAAGTCATCATTTCCAATGCTCCAAATACTCTTTCAAAGAATAATTCTCATCAGTGCTGGTTTCTTCAATCAACTCATCAATGGTAAGATACTCTAAATGCCCGCGATACTCTTCTGGTGTGGGATCATTGTCAGGGTCAAAGTCATCGTGACAAAGAAACTCATATTCCTTAACAAGTGCCTCAATCAGTTTTTCTTTCGTAGGATTCATTTTCTTTGTTGAGATGATTAAACCGAGGAGAGAATAGTGCTAGTGCTGCCCAGGCAACACTAGCAGAGATGATAAGAAAGTAAATCACCTGTAAAGATAACCTCCTGCCCAGTCACAACGCTCAAGCATTTGCTCACGGGAATTGATAATCAGTACATTGTAACGCTCTCCTTTGGCAGGTGCTTTGATGCTAGCAGGTTTGTAGACAGAACCAGTCTTCTTATCAATGAAAGCATGAATAGAATCACGACGATCACCAATGTGCATGAAGACTTTGTGATACTTACGACCCGAAGAGTCCAGAGA